AGACAGGCTGTGCAAAATTTGAATATAAAATATAATTTTCCAATTACTAGAGGTTTGGTATGATTAAAAATTATTTATTCATAATTGTATTCATCTTATTGGCAAATTGTTCACTAAATTCCAATTCAAAATATTGGACAGAAAATTCAGTTGAAGATAACAGCAATAAAGAGAAAATTGAAAAAATTAAGCTTAAAGCTGATGATATTACTTCTATGACAATGGAAGAGTATGAAATATATTTAGAAGAATACACAAAAAATAGTGATTACCCTGATATTAACAAATGAAAGATACAATAAAAATAGCAATTGTTGGATTGGGTCAAGTTGGTAACTATTTATATAATGAACTTAAAATCAAACAAAAAGATATAGAACTTAAAACAGGAAAAAAAATAGAAATAGTTGGAATATCTGCAAAATCAAAAAACAAAAAAAGAAAATTTAAAATTGATAAAAAAATTTTTTATTCAAACCCAATAAAAATTATTACCGAAGTAAAACCAGATATATTATTTGAAGTTATTGGTCAGCCAGATGGGATTTCTAAAAGAATAGTTGAATTGGCTCTAAAGAATAAGATACACGTAATAACACCAAATAAGGCTTTAATTGCAAAACATGGTAATAACCTTGCACAATTAGCGGAACAAAATAAAGTTAATCTTGAATTTGAAGCCTCAGTTGCTGGAGGAATACCTATTCTAAGAACAATAAAAGAGGGTCTTGCTACAAACAAAATTTCAAAGATTTATGGAATTTTAAATGGAACAACTAACTATATTCTTTCTGAAATGGAAAATTCTAATCAAAACTTTTCTGAAGTATTAAAAAAAGCTCAACAATTAGGGTATGCAGAACCTGGAAACCCAAAACTAGATTTAAATGGTTATGACGCATTTGCAAAAATTAGAATTTTATCATCTCTAGGATTTAATTCTAAGATTGCAAATAATAAGTGTTTAATGGAAGGCATTGAAAATATTGATTTAAAAGACATTAAAATTGCAAGCCAGTTAGGAATGAGAATAAAACTTCTTGGAATTACAGAGATAATTAAAGGTGAGTTGTTTGAACGTGTTCATCCCTGTCTGGTAGATAATAAGTCGTATATTGGAAATGTTAATGGTGTAATGAATGCAGTAATTTTAAATGGTTTACCAGTTGGAGAAACTATATTACAGGGTGAGGGGGCAGGGCCAGGACCTACTTCATCTTCATTATTATCTGATTTATTATCAATTTTAAGAGGTAATATTAAAAATCCTTTTGGTATTTCATCTATTAAGCATAAAAAATTAAAATCTTATAATTTAGCTAATTATACAAATTCATTATATTTGAGATTTGAAGTTAAAGATGTACCAGGTGTAATGTCTAAAATAACTGATAAATTAGCAAAATATAAAATTTCTATTAAAAGATTAATTCAAACACCCAATCACAAATCGAAACGAGCAACAATTGTTATGACTACTCATAAAACTACTGAACAAAATATACAACAATGCTTAAAAATTATTAATAAGGATAAAACAATTTTAGAATTTCCTAGATTAATTAGAATTTTTTAATTGATGGAAGTTTTATTAAAATTATTTGAAGTTGTATTTCCAGTATTCTTTGTAGTTGGCATTGGTTATTATTTAGGAAAAAAAAATCCAAAAATTGATACAGATTTTATTACTAATTTTGCTGCAAATATAGGAACACCGGGTTTAATATTTTTCTCAATAACTTCAACAGGTGTAACATTTAAATTATTTTCATCTTATTTTATTTATGCTTTTATAGCTATTTTAGGTTTTTCATTAGTAGGTCTAATATTTCTTCTAATCCTAAAAAAAGATTTAGTTACTGAATTACCACCATTTATTTTGCCAAATACAGGAAATATGGGACTTCCAATTTGTTTATTTGCTTATGGCGCAAAGGGATTTGGTGTTGCATCTGCTGTTGCTGCAATCATTATGCTACTTCACTTCACAGTAGGTGTCTTTTTAGCTAAAAAAAAATTCGATGCAAATTTGATTTTTAAAACTCCAGCTTTTTATGCCATATTATTCTCAGTTGGTTTCTTATATTTTGAATTAAATCCTCCAACTTTTTTAATCAATTTAACAATGTTGTTATCGTACGCTACAATTTTTTTAGTTTTGATGTCTTTAGGTATTGCACTTACAAGATTAAAAATTTTTGATTTTAAGAATGCAGTTATTTCATCATTTTCAAGAGTAATTATTGGACCCGTAATTGGTTATTTGGTAATCAAATTTTTTAATTTAAATGGATATGCTGCAGGATCACTATTAATTCAATGTTCTATGCCTAGTGCTGTTTTAACTTATCTAGTTGGCTCAATGTATTCTAAAAAAAAAGTTGTTGATAACATTGCTAGTATGATTGTTGTATCAACTATAATGTCTTTTTTTACTATTCCTATCGTTGTATTCTTTGCTTTAAAGTACTTTAATTAATATATATCGTAGTCTAATGAAGGCTATAATTTTGAATGCATCCGCTTGGATGATCGTTCCGGTAATGGATGCTTTTGCTAAATTCTTAAGTAATTCGATGAGTGTTTTTCAAATAGCTTGGGCGAGATATTTTTTTTCAGCGCTTTTTACGTTAAGCCTTATGATTTTTTTTTATAGAAAAACACTTGTTTGGAGCAAAAATCCTAAATTACAATTAATTAGAGGTTTTATTTTAGTTTTATCAACTCTATGTTTTTTTTATGCAATTTCAGTTATCTCACTACCAAAAGCTCTAACTTTAGCATTTGTTGCTCCAATAACTTGCACAGCTTTTTCTCCTATATTTCTCAATGAAAAAGTAGGGATTAGAAGGTGGTCCGCTGTTTTAGTAGGTTTTTTAGGAGCTTTAATTGTTATAAGACCTGGGTTTATTGAGGTAAATTTAGCAACATTAGCTGCGGTTTCTTGCGGAATTTTTTATGGCTTTTATTTCATAATTACTAGAAAACTAAGCACTTCAGATAATTCCTTATTAACATTATTTTTTACAAGTGTAGTAGGGCTTTTGATAATTTCATATGAATGTAGCAGAGCGTGACATCCTAGCACGTTGGATGGTAGGTTCATCTGCGTTACTTATGGCTGCAGACTACGACAAAGAACGCCGTGAGCAAGGCTTGGGTGTATATGATGTAGACGTAGGTGGCGGCACAATCGTTGATGCTAAGAACACATATCCGTTCTCACTATTCCTAGCAGCAGGACGTGTCTATAACATGATGCGTAACAACGAGACTGTACCTGACGAACTTAAGACAGAGTTTCTAAACCAGTTGGCTGTAGGTCAAGTTGCTAAAGACATGCAGTTCGGCAACGACTTGATGAATATACTAGATGTGTTTGTTAACCAAGACGAGGGCGCACGTGGTATGACTACTGATGCGTTCTACAAAATGGCAGGTAACTTTGCTGCAGGTTTCACACGTCCACTAGATGCATTTAATAAAGCCATAGGTTTTGCTGCAGGTACAGACACTGTGAAAGACACACGTCAGGCAGAAGGTGCCACGATGTTTACGCAGACTGCAAGCAAATACATGGATAACATTCTTGAAGTCTTCATAGATAAGACAGACACTATTACAGGAGAGGACTTGGCAGTAGCCACACGTGAGGGAGAGATATACGATGCTAATCCGTTTGCTAGAATATTCGGTATTACTGTCAAACCAGGACGTACAGCCGCGCAAAAAGCGTACTCCATGTCAGAAATGCAAGAGTGGACAGCCAGCGAAAGAACTAAGATTCCCGCTTATGACAAAGCCTTTAACGGCTTGTTGGCTCCTATGCTGGAACGTCAAACCCAGCGTCTAATTGATACCCCTGCATTTAAAGAGGCATCACTTGAGGGTCGTCGTAAGATGCTCAAGACTATGATGGGAGAGATGAAGAAGTTTGTACGTAAGCGTATGGAGAAAGGCTACACTGGTGGCGAGAACGCAAGGCTGAGACTAGCAGCTAAAGCAGAGAGCCGTGGCAATAAAGAGATACGCAAAGAAGCTCTACGTATGATGAAGGAACAGTACGGTGTTACTGGTACGGTGAAAGACTTCGACTTCCAAGAGTTAGATATCTTCATAGAGTATGTAGACTATCTCAATGATATGTACGAAGAAGTAGGTAAGTTATAAGAGAGGGGCCAAACGGCCCCTTTACTTTTTTATACCGTGACTATCTGCTGCTAACCTAGCCCACATCATAGCCTCTATAAGTCGCTCCCTCGCATTCTCCCTCTGCTCACTCTCGTATAGATTATCAAAGATGTACGTGTCTAGATTATTCACAGCTTCACGTAAGCCTTGAGTGAATTGCTTCTTCTTAGCTTCTACAAAGTCATGTGCTTCTAGCTCTATCTTTTTCATTACTTCTGCCTGTCAGTTAAATAATCAATAGCCAGTGCCAAAACAGATACGTTGTCTTTAAACTTACCTAGTCCTTGATTGCAGTTAGCACACAGGTAACCTCTAAAGGAACCGTCTTCGTGGTTGTGATCTAAGTGTAAATGTTCGCTGAACTCACCACAAAGCTGACAACAACTGTCTTCTGGTAAAGGATGTATTTTTCTAAGGGCAGCTGTCTCTTGTGTTTGCTTTCTTATACAAGCTTTGCACGTATGACTTCTGCCCTTTTCGTTATTCTTTTTGTAGTAGGGTACATGGAAGTCTTCTAAATCTTTTAACTCTCCACACTTGTTGCACTCTCTTGTTTTGTTTGAACTTGGTTTCAACATTACTGTCTGCCTGTTAAAAAGATTTAGCTGCATTATACCCCTTTCGGTATCTCACTACAATATGAAACTACATAAGCATTTTCGTTAGGTCTGGTAGCCATATGCTTTTGATACGACACGTATGCATCAGTCCAACATCGTTCTTCATCTGTGTATGGAAACGACTCAGCGTATGAAAACATAAGTGGCCCATCAATCAATACAACTACCAGAACCCACATTAGTCTAGCTTCTCTTGTACGTACTCGTAACCAGCTTTACCTTGGTCAATGACGTAGTTTGCAGTAGGTTGTACTACTTCTGTGAAGACACCGCCTAAGAGCGCAGCACCAACGACTACAGGGATTAAAAATTCGAACATGTTAGATACTCCTTGAGTTCTGTGTACCCTCCAATGTGCGTCCCCTTGTCATTGAAGATTTGTGGTACAGTAGTTATACTGGAACGCTTAAGTAAGTATAGCAACCATGCGCTAGACTTAGATTGTATATTGTACTCTACGTACTGAATACCCTTACCTTTCATAAAAGCTTTGGCATCATCGCAGAAGTTACATTGATCACGTGTTATTATCACGTACATCTTTTCTCCATTTCAGTTCGTGTAACAGTTTCTTTTGTTCGTACTCAGACATTATCATCCAATCACGTATCTCGTCAACTGTTCTCTTACACCCCACACACTCGTCGTTTTCAAGGCGACATATACGTATGCAGGGTGAAGGTGTTTTACCTAAGCGGTGAGGTCTACGATTTCGCATGAGTCACCAGAGCAAGCCATTGTCTGCATGGCTACTGTGTTGTCCTCTTGCTCGTACTCAGAGAGCTTAGTCCAGTCTACGTTAGCTGGCATCTTAGCTAGTAGCTCTTCATACTCTTCTTTGGTGCAGTCCTGGTACGGTGCTTGCTGATAGGTATGATCTGAGTGTGGCAAAAATGACACACCTGACATCTCATCGAAGTACTTGTACACAAATGCACCTACCTCTAGCCACTCACTGTCACGGACTGAGATAGTCACAGATGGTTTATGCTCACACCAATGACGCTGATACGTTAGCCACATCTCTAGCTGCTCAATAGCTGTCATATCATTACGTGTTACTGCACGATCAGGTGACTTCTGTGGGAAGCTAAACACGGTAGTGGTATCGCCCTTAAATACGCAAGGCTCATTAGGAATACCCTGATCAATCATCATCTGTGTTAGTGGGTCTTTGTTATCACCACGGACAGTACGAATATAGTAGGGGCTATGACGAGCATGAATACCACTAGCGGAGTCAACCAGTTGCGATACTGTACCTGATGGTTTAACGCATGTGATCGAAGCAGAAGCAGGGATACCAAGGCGTTCAGCCCACTCAGCGTTAGTAGCAACAGCGATGGATCGTAGATGCTCAAGAGTTTTCTCCAGTCCTTTGTTCTTACTTGTTAGTAGAGGGTTGTCCATTATCCCTGTAAGAGACACGCCAAGCAACCTCTCTTCCTCAGTATTCTTCTGCCACACCTTTCGCAGGTATGGGAACTTTGTGAGGGTTGACTGGATTGTACCAAGGATCGTGGCAAGTTTGACTTTGCGTTCCAAATCCTCGATGGAATCTGTAGCACGTACCACACACTCAGTGAGATTGCAGAACTGATAAGGACGCAGAATGATTTCACTACACGGATTCGTACCAAAGTCGAAATCAGGATTACGTCTACCAAACTTTGCCACTTGTTTCTTAGATGCTTCACGGTTGAATACCCCACGCTCACCAGACTTAGACTCTACCAACGCAGTCCACTCACGCATGAATGTTTCTACGTCAGGCTTCTCAGTGTATGACACAGAGTTGTTAGCCAATGCACGATGCGCTGCAGTTTCCCACCACTGTCCTGACTTAGCGTGACGCATACGGTCATCACTTAGGTTGGACAATGAGATCATCGCAGAGCGACGAACACCACCAACCACAACGATCTGCCCAATGAAACACATTAAGTCGTGACACTCTAGTGAGGATAGCTTACGTCCTTGTGCATTCTTAAACGTAGACACAGCGAAGTTAAACAGTTCAACCAAAGGCGCTGGACCTGATGCACGTCCACCGAATGTCTTTAGTCTAGCACCTGCAGGACGTACCTTTGATACGTTCCACTTAGGAATCTCACCAGCCCACAGGAGAGCAAGCACTTGACGGAAAGCCTTAGCCCACCCTTCTTTACTATCCCTAACCATGACGGTAGTTTCACTGTCGTAGAGCGTAGGCACTTCGGGGAGCTTCGATATGTACTGTCGTTCAACAGAGAAGCCGACTCCTGTACCACACAAGAGGATATACATCGCTTCGTCGAAGCTCTTAGGGTCATCTACGGGGAGATATGAACAGTTGTATCCTGCTGTGTTGTCACGCTCTAGTGCTGGACCTGCAGTCATCATAGCTCTCATGGATGGCATGATGTCTAGGCTTAGAATAGCATCACGAATCTGATTGATGTAACTGTCGTCACCTGCTACAGGACGTACAACGTTATCCATGTAACGCTCTACTGTTTCATCCCAGTTCTCACGCCCCTTACCATCGAAGTACTTAGCGTAACGTGACTTGTGAATGAATGACTGATAGTCTGTTGGTAGTAAGTTGCTCATCGGTTGTCCCCGCTTCCTCTTAGTTTGTTTCGTTTCTGTCTGTCGTCTAGCTTTTGAATGTTAAGCTCTAGCACTTCCTGCAGCCCACGTCCATAGATGTTTGCTAGTGCAGTGGCATAGAATACCACATCACCTAGTTCCTTCATGATCTCTTCATTGGCATACTTGTTGTTGTCACGGATCAGCTTTTTGATCTTCTCCGCTACCTCACCTGCTTCCCCTACAAGACCAAGTGTATTCTCAACCAAACGTTCTTGTCCTTTGGTTAGAATCTTTTTCTCTACCCAACCTGAGTATAGGTCAGCCCAGTCTACTTCATCACTGCCAAAGGCATCGAAGTACCCCATCTCTTCTAAGTCTTTCTCACTTATCATCCTCGTTCCTTCACAACTAAGTTCTCTATTTCTACATCATCTACATCATGCATGGCATTTAGTATCAAGTCATGCATGTCTTCTTCGTGCGCATCTTCATAGGAAGACAGGAAGTTATTCTCTTCATCTACCTTAGCTACAAATGTAATGCTAAACTTTTTCATTGATGTTTCTCTTTGTACACTTCAATTAGTTTATTCAGATACCACTCTGCCTTTTGTAAATCCTCAAGGCCATTCTTGTAACGGTAACGCCAGATGTACTTCATTATGTTACCTTGTAGATACCCTTCACTCTGCTCATTAGTTGCAGCTAGGATAGCTTCAATAGCTTCAATACCACCTGTGTTATAGTGTATTGGTTTGTTTACTGGATCGTTCATGCACTACCCTCTGTCTTAGTCCATCTGTTAAGACGAATAACGTTACCGTCTGCTTCGTAACCATCTTGTTCGTCTATCTCTTTTCGTGCTGCTTCATATGCATCAGGGAATATTTCTGATAACATACTCTCTTTGTACTCCATAAGCTCGTCCTCAAAGTCAGGATAGTCTTGGATGAAAGGTAGACATGCTGCCATGCTGATAGCTGCGTTCAATGCTGCACGTCCTGCATCTTCGTAGTTACCTAGCTCATTACCGAAAGAGATAGCTGTCTTCAACTCATAAGTCCAGTCACCGTTGTCATCAAAGATAGGCTTAATAATGATAGCCACTTCATCTTCTTTTACCATATACATTACGCTCTCCGTTTTACTTTAAGTCGTTGCTCTTTAAGTCGGCTACCCTTCTCAAGCAACCACCCTTCAGGTATGACACGGTGCGCCCACTTGAAGTTATTCTTTTCACACCAATCACAATAGCGAGACTTGGCACCCTTGTAAAGCTTGGCGTTAGCGTTGCTGAATACAAAGCGAATGTCTAACTTAGGGTGCTGCTTCTGTATTTCAAGGTGCTTGCGTCTATCTGCTGGACTGAAGATGCCTTTAGTTTCGATTATGATACCGTTGTCCAACTCAAAGTCTGGCGTGTATGTGCGGTACTTCAAGTCTTCCCATTCGATCTTCAGCTTCTCATAGGCTACAATCTTTTGGCGGGACTCCAAGAAAGTTGCGGCCTCTTGTTCGAGGCCACTACGATAAGTTCTTTTGTTATGTCTACGCGGCAAGACCATCACCTATAAACACATAGTCTACCTCTGGTGGGTTAGCAGACTTAGAGACACGACTTGGCAGCGTCTGTAATGTCTTGTGACACTTGTGTTTGAAGCTACAGAACTTACATGCGCTGGGTAGCACAAGGTTACCTGATGGCTTCTTGTAGTAAGTCTCTGGTACTGGCTCAAAGCAACGCTCAAAAGGTTCGTCGTTGTCAATGTAGTCCACTAGGTTTTGAATGTCCTGCAGTACAGCATCCTTGTCTACCTCAGATGCATCAACGTACTTAAACTCACCATTACCTTTGTTGACTACCCACCAACCACCAACATCTTTACCTGCTGCTGTAGCGTAGCCCACTAGCTGTGCGACATAGCCAAAGCTGTCACCCTTACTGAGTGACTCAAAGTCTTTGAACTTGTTTGTGAATGACCAAGGTGATGCAGACTTAACGTCATCAATCTTGCCATCCATCTCCATGTCGTACTCGCCCTTGATCTCCTTACCATTAGCAAGCTTGAGTGTGACAACATCATTGTCTTTGAACTCAGCACCTGCTGCACGAAGCAATCCTTTGAACACCGCTTCAACGATGTCACCCAGGATCATGTTCATTAGGAAGTGGGGCGGCAGTGGTATCTTATCTTCAGGGTCATTCTTCTCAAACCACAACTGGCACTTAGGCTTACCAATGTTAGACATACGTAGACGGAAGTCATCACGTGGTCCACTATTGAACTGTTTGTTAAGAGCAGCCTCAACATCAGCGGCAACCTGTTTGGTCACCGCCTCTGTCATGTTAGCCTCACCAGCCATAGCCTTTTGCAAGAAGCTAAAGACCGCTAGTTCTGCTGGATGATTCATTAGTCTACATCCACATCCACAAAGTCATTGTTGATAATGTCAGACACCATAGCGTCATCATCAGCAGACATAGACTTGTTGGCACGTTCATGGTGTAGATCAAGAATCTTACCGTTGCTGTACTCAATCAGTTCGATAAAGTCTTTCAGCATTTCGTTGTCACCTTCAACGATGTCAACCTTGTCACCAGTAGATGCACTGATCTTACCAAAGGTAGCACCAGTAGGAATGCTATCCTCAACACCTGCCAACTTGATAGTAGACATGATAGGTAGCATGTTCTTGCGCTTCAGTGCATTCATCACACCGTTGATAGACTTCAGTGAGTCACGGTTCTTAACATCCATGACGAATGGAATGTCACGATATGTTTCATAGTCTAGTGCTTCACCCTTCTCATTGACAGGGTTATCCAAAGACACTGTGCCGTAGTAAACATTGACACGCTTCACGCTACGGATGACTTGCTTAGTTGCATCAGGTAGTGCGTTAAAGTCTTCAATCCAACCAGACGGACGCCCTAAGTTGAACCCACCAATGCTGTCCTTCATGTCACCGTTAAGTGAGTTAGCTAAGACAGACTTCTCCATCTCTTCAGTCTCACTGTTCCAACGCTGCCACTGCTGGCGCTGGGCAAAGATACGCACGGTGATACCATCACTGTACACTTTCTCTTCGCCACGTGTAAGGATGAACGCACCAACAGATACAACATCTGTCTTGATCATCTTACCGTTGACTTCGATCTCACCTTTGAGTGGTGAGTGTAGCATACCAATACGTGCAATGCTTGGGGTAGCATCACCGCCACCAGACATTGACACACCCATTAGCTCAGCCATTGATTGACCACGCTCTTGTGCTACTGCTAGTTCTGTACTCATTTCTATACCTTTCGATAGAGTTAAAGATGCTTAGTTATAGCTCAAACATCAACTGTGTCAAGCCAATTCGGTCCTATCTTTGCCTCAAGTAAGAGAGGCACATTCATCTTGATACCATACCTATCTTCTACCAAATCGTTGATACCATTGTTAAGTAGTTGAATGATATGTAGTACCTTTTGTTCTTCGTCAGGATGTACGTCTACTACCATACTGTCATGCACTGAGTTGACTACACAGGATTGTAACGGTTGTAACAATTCGTGAAGTCTATTGAGTACGACAGGTACGACATCACCTGTGGCAAAGCCCTGCACGGGGTAGTTCTTGATCATGGTAAAGTGACTAGGCATACCATTGTCTCTGCGTTTACAGTCAGGGAAAGCATATTGTCTGCCAGAGATGTTAGTGATCTTCTGGAAACGTATTGCCTCTTCTCCTAGGTTCTTGTGCCACGCCGCTACTCCTCTGTATTTTTCGACGAAGTGATGGTAATAGGCGGCTTCAGCTTTTGAACGTCCAAATCCAGTGGCTCCAAAGAGGGGAGCGAAGGTGTGCGCCTTTGCTTCCTGGCGGGACGTTTGTTGCCCTGCTTCAGTAATGACTTTCGCTGTGTACGAGTGTACGTCAAACCCTGTTGCGATTTCTTCCATTGCCGTTTCGTCCTGCGCGAGGAACGCTGCGGTTCTGAATTCGAGTTGGGCAAAGTCTGCCTCCATAATTTTGCCACCGTCCCAACGAGATACAAACACCTTCTTCACAGGGAATGTACCACCGCGTGGCATGTTTTGCATGTTAGGGTTACGTCCACTAAAACGTCCTGTGGCAGTGATGTGTTGGGTTAACCCTACGTGTAAGAAACCATCGTGCTTTGTGTAGTTAGCGATACCTTCTACAAAAGAACTAAGATAAGAACTAATAGCAGAGAGGCGTTTAAGATCAGCGAGAAAGTTTGCAGCGTCAGCCATCCCACGGTTTTTAGCAGTCGCTTCCAACGACTCAAGGTTACCCTTGCTTGTACTAAAACCATTCGCGCTAACCCAATCTTTACTTGGGGCTGTGAACTTGAGTCCCGCGACTTGAGATGTTTCTTCCAGTCTGAAGCCACGTGCTTCGCAGTCCTTACATTTGTTCGGTTTGGCATACTTTGTCCCATCCTTCCTTACTTTATACGTTTTCCCTTGCCCTTCACACGTAGGACAGGTGTAAGCTTTAGTGCGGTAGATCGTTTCACTATTCGCTTCGACTGCTTCTTTGAATTCTTGAACAGTTGATGTATAGTCAAATATTTCTTTCCACTCCCCCTTATTCTTAATGCGTTTAGAGAAGACGACTTGTGACATCTGCTCAGGCGAATTAAGATTGATAGGGGTCGCGCCCATAAGTTCCCTGACTTTGATTTGCAGACGCGCTTCGATCTCTGCTTTCTCTTTCTCAAACTCATGTCTTACTTGCTCCAAGACTTGAAGATCGACTCTGATTCCTGACATGTACATTTGGGTAAGGGTTCGACAGGTATCAAAGGTTGTATCTCTAATGGTGTGGAGAGAGGTGCTGTCGGGTTTGGCGTAGTCGGCTTCGATAGCATGGAACAATTCGCTAGTAGTAAGAAGGTCATGCCGCAGATAAAAGGTAAGCTCTTTGAGCGGTATCTCGTTGACGTTGTACCCTTCTTTGAAGTAGCGTTTAAGTGTATCATCTTTCTGTACCTCTAGTTGTCTGCGCTCAGCACATGCTGCCAAGCTAAGGGGTGACCGCTGTCCACGATCAAGCACATACTCCGCTAACATGGTGTCATATATTTTACCATCATACTTGTAGCCTGATTCCCACAGCCACATAAGATCGTGCTGTGCGTTGTGCATTATCAACAGCGTTGTCTGATCTAAGACTTGCTGTATAAACTTACGCCCCTTGCCTGTCGTATCCTTTGCCTCGTCATGGTTAAGGTTAACAATCCACCGCTGCTTATGATCGTCAGCGTTAAGCATACCCACCTGTACTAGCTCATTGCTAGGCTCGAAGGGGTCCATGTGATCCTTGCCATTACGTTTTGTGACGCTGTTCTCTACGTCTAGTACTACTCTCATGTCTCACCTCATGCTGAATAGATAGAGCGTGACCCATCTAACATACAGGTAATCTTCCCTTGGAATCCATTCAGTTTATTCTTAGCTAGGTTGAGGTAACGAACTGGGTCTTCATCCTCACCCTCTGCTTGTTGTGTCTTACCAATGAGGATCATTAGGTCAGCCTCTGCGGCCTTGCCTGTCTTTGATCCTTCCATCATAGCTTGGTTTAGGTCAGCCTTACCTTCAGCTTCTGCTGATAGCTGCGACATCCAGATCACACAACAGTCATACTGCTTAGCAATGTTACGTGCATGGATGGCAGCAGCCTTGAGCGTGATGTCGCTACGCTCACTACTAATATCAGCGAACTTGTCACCCATGTCAAGCACTACGATGTCAGGCTTCTCTTGTTTAACCACAGCCTCAACCCATGCCATACCCTTACCTGTACTATCCTTGAACATCACGTTCTTACGGACAGCCTCATAGCGTTTATGTGCTAGGGCTTTGTTCTCACGTACCTCAGTCATAGTCATGTTGGCAGAGGCACTGATGTACCGTGCAGCCACACGTGTGTATGCTTCCTCATTACACAGCACGATACACTTGGCACCCTGATGTGCAAACCCTTCAGCCCCTGCTAGTAGAGAGGCATGGAAAGAAGTTTTACCAGTATTGGGACGAGCGCCAACCAACACAAGATGACCACCGCTAACGCCTTCAACCCTTCGGGCGAGTGAGGAGATGTTGAACTTGAATCGCGATTCCAGAAGCGTGGCATCAAGTATTGTGTCAAGGCTATTGTCATCCCAGTCAACACGAAGATTAGGAGTAAAGTCATCTTTGAAATCCTCTAATAGTTTACGCAGTGGTTCAAGACTGCTCTCTGTACCGTTAACAAAGTCGAAACCAAGGTTAGCAACCTGATCACCGACATACTGTTGAAACATTTGTGATAGTGCATCTTGTGCTATCTCTTCTTTGATAGGCTCAATAATCTCTAGACGCTTGAACAGATCGTCGTAGGCACCACGTGTAGCTGTGGTCATGCTTGCGTTCATGCGGTTGAACACAGCATGTAAGTCAGCAACAGTTAGGTCTACGTACTCATACGCTTCCATCGCTGCGTCAAGGGATTGCTTGATCTTACGCACGTCCTTGGTAAAGATTTTGTCAGGGCATTTGATACCCTTGTGTCTGTCGTAAAAGTCACGATTCAGTAGCGTCTTAACTAGAGCTAGTTCCATCATCGTCTGTGTCTCCTGTTAGTATCTTCCAATAAACTTCCAACGCTGCCAAGGGCCACATCAATGCGAACCGCATAGGCGCACCTGTATCTTCCTCATCTACTGGTGACGCTAGATAGCGTAGGAAAGGTATCGCAAACAGATATGTAAATGCAACCCCATATAAAAAATTAATCATTGCTGTTCTTCTTTGCTCGTTCCATCGCAGCCTTACGTTCTTCTTGTGTGAAGGGTAGGATTGATTTAGTTTTGTAGTTCACAACCACGCCTGTGTTCCAACGTGAAGCTTCTTCTTCTGCTGCTTTCTTAGTGCTGAATATCTTAGGTGCAGGGTGGTTAAGAAACCCATGTGTATTCTCAGGGACATACATCCAATCGCCATCAACGTCTATCATTACTGCATACTGTATCATCTTCCACATAGCTCCTGTAAGTTTTCCATATCCTCTGGCATACGGTATTTGATATCATCAGATAAGCTCAGGGCTTTAGCTTGCTTACCTGTCCATAGTTCTATCTCTCTGCGGTACTCAATCGTCTTACCTACTGCATCAGGATCAAGGGCTATGACCGATTGGTTATACTCACCTATCTTTTCAAAGTGTTTATGATTCATAGTGGTACCCAAGATAGCCATACAGGTAACATCTGATAGCTCTTGGTATGCTACGATAGCAGAGATAACATCCTCAACAATCAGCATCGTTGAGCCATCACCAATAGTGTAGTAGTCGGCAGCACCAGTATAGCGATACCACTTGGGTTGCTTGCGTGTACCAACTGCACGTCCTACTGCATCAATCATTCTACCCTTGTGATAGATAGGAAAGACAACACGCTCTTGCTGTACATCGTAGTACGTACCACCGACGATACCCCAACGGCGCATGAATCGGTTGTGCTTAGTGTGCTGTGGTGTAGGTATAACTAACTGAGCAGGTAGTTCCATTGTCTCTATCTCTTTAGGTGTGTTGTCATTAGCAGGGCGTAAGTGTCTGCGTATCTCAGCAGCAGTCATGTCTGTATCAAACACGCCACCTACATCGCAGCCTAGCTTGTAACAGTTATACTTAAGTTGCCCTAGTTCGCAAGTAGCAGAGAAAGTATTTTTGCCATTGCAGAATGGACAGTCACCACGGTATGGGCCTTGGGATGAGACAGACTCAGCGTACTCTCTGTGTAGTTTCCATTTACTCTTCATCACATAGGTTCCTTTTTATTTCACGCAAAAGATTCTTATGTATTTTGTTTCTAGTAAACATGTCATATAACGTGCGTAATGGTGTGTTAGATTGTATTTGTTTAAAGCTACCTGTCATATCATTTACTTGCTCTGTATAAGTAGTAGCATTGAACTGTACTAAATTAACAGGGCAATCAAACTTAATGTATAAGCATGGTTCTCCTGCGTTTACGATAAGCTTATCAATAGAGTCAGGCAATGTGAAAGCAGGGCTAAGTAGCCTAAACCATTTAGAGATATCATAAGTACCTGCTGCACCTGGATAAGTATTAGCGTGAAGATAAGGCGGTGTCATTGTTAAGTTAGCAGGTTGGTCACTAAAAAAATTATAACCATAGAATTCGTGCATTTGAACTGGCTGATCTCCATCAACACATACCCATCTGTCTCTTTGGGTGTAGCTTTGCTGGTTTTTACTGTAGGGAGACACCCTTATAACGTTTGCATTTCTGTCTCTTTCAAACAGTATGCTGTAAGGTGTTCTAATTAAATAAGTATTTTTAATTGTACTAATTAACGAGGGGCATCTTACAAGTTGACTGAAGAAAGGATCACCTTTAATTGCTGTGACCAAAGGTTCTAATCCATAGTCGCATAAATGTTGTAGGGTGTGAGGCTTCGTTGCCCAGTATACATTAGTCTTCTTCATCACTACCTCTTGCTGCTAGTGCTTTAGTTGCACCGCTTAATGTGTTGACCATGTAGGGTTTTACTGACTGGATGTTCTTGTGTCCTGTCACCTGCATGATGTTCGCTAAGTCAACGCCCCCTTCCATCATCTCAGTCACAGCAGTACGGCGTAAGTCCATAGCTGTAAGTTCAAGTGGTAGGTTAGCTTCATCTAGTACCTCATTGATAAGATGAGATATTTCTTGTTTGTCGTAAGGTGTATATGCCCCAGCGCGTGGCTTAATACGCGGTGCTACATAGTCCTGGAATCCAAAGTCTTCCTTCTGTTGACGCAGCATGTCACACAACCCAGTGGAAATCGGGAGGTGTACCTCTGCGTTGCGCTTAGATTGTGTAAGGTCAAGTTGGCAACCAACTAAATCCAACTTGTCCCACTTTAGTACACGCATGTCACCGACACGCTGACCCCAATCGTAGGCCATGTGTACTATCAATCCTATGCTGCGCCAACGGAAGTCACTGTAAGCAGTCTCAAGGAATGACTGAACATGATCACGTTCCCATAGTGTGCGGCGAGGAGACACCGACTCAGTTTGTACGAGTGCTACAGGGTTGTGGATCATCACGTCATAACGCATAGCGTTTTTCCATGCCGCCGAAAGCACGGACTTACGATAGTTAGCAGTACGTACACCGACAGTTAGCCACTGTTCATACGCTTGTGTAAGATGACGCACCTTGATTTTGCTACAGCGATATTCCCCAAGGTCTTTGCCCTCAACAGATGTGTTGAGTACTGCAATAAGATGTACTTCATAGTCGCGCTGGGAGGATGCGCTGAGCCTACGAAACGCAGGGGAAAGGAAATAAAAACCTACGATCTCACTTAGTTTGGCATTGCCCTTGGGGATATTCATATTACCATTGTCTCCTTGTTTTCCAGTAGGACCAGCAATGATTGCAATGATCCTTACCGAATACTCCATCTATAAGCCATACGATATTAGGCTTACCGTTTCTTCTCCACTCCCAGTTCCTCGCTGAGAATGTCTGATTTAGATTGCCCCCTAGAATCACGTTTGTCAAGACGCTCAGTGCTATCGCTATCCGTTTTAGGTAGCTTACCAATCCAGTGGGTAATGTCATCATGCGGGTCATCCATCTTTGTAGAATCTGTAACATGCGTACACCCAGAATATTATGTAGATGAATGCCACCGCCAAGGGTAGGCTGTGCATTAGAACATTGGATACCATACTTCACCTCTATTTATTGCTTCCTTAACAGGCGCAGCCTCACGTTCTAGCTGCTTACCTTTTTCGTTATCGCCTCGCCAGTATGCATCATCAGCACACTTCATAAGCCAATCAAAATGCTTCTGTGATGGGACCACTCGTTGGTCTTTGTGCAACATATTCATTCTCAATCATCTCCACCTTAGCACGTGACCACTGTGAGTCACGCATGTCTTCTGCTGCTTTCTTGTTGTTAGTGTTGTAGTAAGCAAAGAGCTTACCTGTTTTGTCATAGAAGTTAATGCGATACTTAGTCATCCTCTTCTTCCTCTTGCCACTCTTTCCAGTTCTCATACTCATTGTCTAAGTCCCAATCGTCAATCAAGTCTTGTGGGATATTGTCTGCCCAATCCTCTTCACTGAAGTCAATATCAAAGCTACGATCTGTACCTAAACCACTGTCGTACTCACCAATAAAGCACATACCTGGTTCGTAGTAGCTTGCTTCAATGTGCATGTCTTCATGTTCTGAAGTGTAGTTGTCATAGGCTGTAGTGGGTGGTCCCCATGCTGTGTCAAAGTTTAGGCTTAGTATGTCGCCCTCTAAGTCAGCATAGGCTTCACCTGCGTCCCACTTAGTACCCCAGTTTTCTAGTCGCCATGAGTACCAAGACTGATCGTCAAGATATTCTTTAGGCATAGGCACCATGTGCTGTAGCATCTCACCATTGTTTACTGCTTCTAGGATAGCCTTGAGTTTGTCAGGGTTACCCTTGATAGTCAGGCTATTCATACACCAGTTAGGCATTACGAAACCCTCCACACACGATAGTCGTCACCCGCATTGAGTCGCCGTGCTGTTACCTTGACACCTAAATCCTTGGCAGCTTTGCGTAGCATACCACACTTGGATAGTGTCAGTACCACACTGTCACCCTTAGTCATGTTGGCAATGAGTGCCTCATACTTTTGAGTGCGCTTGCGTCCACGATTCCATGCAGGGATTGGGACGTTCTGTTGAATCACGAACTCGCCATTGTATTTAAACTTAGCCATCATTTGTCTCCTTCTAACTTGGCTTTCCATTTAGCACCATGAATAGTGCGCTCAGGGTAGGACTCAGTGTTGCGTCCGTTGTTGATCTGTTCACGCGCCCACGTCCATGAGATACCATAGTAACGTGCGGCCTCTGCAATACTGCGAAAGTCTTTGCCATACAGTCGGCATGTTGTGCCTTGCTTCTTGCGTGTGGGTTCGTGCTTGATGCGTTGATACATTGGTAGGTGTTTAGGTTGCATTAGTCCATCCGTGTTACATAATAGCCATTGGCTGTGGGTAGTGCTGTGATAGCGTAAGGGTAGAACAATGCTATCTTGCCATCATGCATAGTGACTTGCCCATAGGGTGCAAGCGGTTCATCATCCTCATATGAATACTCTTGTGTGTCAGGATCAACGACACCCTTGAACTCAAAGAGATCACCGAAACCGTATGCCTCTGTCATGTAGTCCACAAGTGTACCATCATAGGCACCTACCTTGGACATGAGATCATACTGGGCAACCCACATAGGTAGGATGCCACACGCTTCTTGTAACCACGCAGGGTCAGTGTCAGGGTATGCCTTAGTGTTGACTGTAAAGATTGATGTTCCCATTATGCTGTCTCCGAAATTAGGTGGTAGCGTTTGTAGCGTTGTCCTGTTACAGGGTGTGCTTTCAGTACCTTGTTAAACTTATAGCCAAGCTCTTCAAGATCATTGATGCGGCGGGGTAGAGACATGATGTTGTACTCTACGATTGCCTCGCGGTTAGTGATGCTACCTGTTGTGTTAAGGTGCTTAAGGATAGTTTTAAGTTGTGGTTTCATACTAGTTCCTCCTTTGAATTGAACTCATACACTGCACGGGCAAAGCCGCGTGGTGTTGCACTGCGTATGTCTTTAGTGCGTTGCGATTTACCACCTAGCTTTAGGTGTTGTTGACTGTAACCATCAGGCTTTTCTGTCGGACGTTTGGGAGGCATAGTGAAACCACCACCTGTCCAAAGACATGTCTTCTTAGTGTAGGCATCCTTGGGTGCGATGTAGTCAGGCCACCGTGGGTGTTCTGCCTCTGCGTCAGGGATGTATTCGCCATACTCATATGGGTGGAACGTGTAGTTAGGCTTGCGCCATAGCGTGGACAAGCGAGACACAGGGTTCTCAATAAAGTATGGTATCTCTAGTGCCTCGAACAGTGATGCACACCAACGTGCGTGGTTGGCTGCACGTATTTGAAATCCGGGATTTTCTGCCTCTTTGCGTTTGAAGTGTGCAGCACCCGACACAGCTAGGTCTGTGCATACTGGAAATGCCATGCCGAACACAACGTCCCTGCCTGTGAACGTGGATTGCAATGATGCAATTACATCAAGGTTATGCAGGTCAGCGTTGGCGTAGCGGATAAACCCACCGCTGTCGAATTTATCCATCAATATTTTGTCGGCAGGATGTTGAATGTCAAAGGCATAGCACTCATACCCTGCCTTTGCCCAAGGCTTGAGTGCCTCGCCTGTGAAGTCATACAGTGATAGTACGATACCTTTAGTCATTTAAGTCATGCTCCTCTACTGTAACGATGTAGTAAAAGTCACCTAGCATATCCACAATCTGTGTGGTGTTGTATGCTTTAATCGTAAAGCTCACTACATTATGTTCGTTTAGTCTGTTCTTTAATCCTACGGTATATTTACGCATCATTGTCTTGTTCCTCTACATATACAGTTTTATGTGGGTCCGGGTTGTTACAGTGTGGACATACCGCAATGAATAGTTCTTCGCTCTCACGATATGTGTTGTCACACTCTAAGCAATGCACAAGTAAGTCTTCCTCTACGTTCATGATCTTATAATCTCCCCATTGGTTGGGCTGTCAGGGTCAGTGTCAAACTGATACCCTAGTTCCTCTGTGATCCATGCCATGGCTGACATGATGTCGTCGTGTTGTTCAGGTGTCACAGCCTGTGGGTGGATCAGGTGTAGTGCTTCCCATATTGTCTCTACCCATGTCAGTGTGTTGTATCTATGTAGTTCAGTCATTGTGCTACCTCTATAAATCCAAAGCCGCCGCCGTTGCCCTCCTCATCCATGCTTAGGCTAAGCTCTACCTTCTGCCCACCAACGGACAGCGTGAAGACAGGCATAGGTTCCAGTAGGTATTCATCCTTGTACCACTTGAAGCCTACGATAGTGCCTCCGATTAGTTGCGAATAGTATTTATCCATGTTCATGATGTTGTCTCCTCTGGTTCATCATATCCGTAGAATGCCCGATAGAATGGGTCAGCGGGTGGTATCTCTTCACCCTCTTGTTCAAGGTAATAGTCGAGCGTGGTTTTCAGTTGTGACTTTATCCATGTCCAGTCAATCTTGGCACATTCTTCTGCGCCATGCTCTTGTGTGAAGTACTCTTTGGATAGTTCCAACCATTGGTCAGGACATTCAAATGCGTAGTACTCAAAGTATTCATCATGCGCTGCCCATGCACAGCGTGTTTCTAGATTAACGGATTCCATGTTCTCTTCTCCATGTTGTCCAAGTGATCGCTTGTAGTTCGTGCGGTTCAATGCC